AGAAAGACACAAAGCAGTAGCGATACCGATGAGCCAAATTGAAGGGGTTCCTCACTTTCTCCTCGTCCACGACAGGCGATACAGGGAGTGGACATTTGTAACCGGCGGGTGTCGCCGACGAGAGATTCTCAACCCACTTCGGTGCGCAGTCAGGGAACTCGAGGAAGAAACACGAGGAACGATCAACCTGAAGAGAGGCTCGTACGCTTACTTCAAGTTTTCGACCGATACCCCAGAACCAAGAGACCTAGAAGACGGTGTGGATGTAGTCAACCACTACCACGTCTACGTCTTCGACCTCCCAATGACACAAATAGAACACAAACACATAGTCAAGAGATTCACAGAAGAAAAGGAAAAAATGGAGGGAAATGTAGTCCCCTTTCGCAAAAATTACGACGAAAATGACGCCTGTGAATTTGATACTCTCGAAGGTATCACAAATAGACAAAACCTCTGGCCTATGATCAGAGCACATGTCATCACAAATCCTGAATTTATAAATGCAATTAGAAACAAAAATAAGACTCCGTTTAATTTGAGAATTTAAATTCAAAATAGAAAATAGATGACTCCCAGTAAACTCTGGTATGCTCAGAAGCTTGCGACGCTCAGGAACGATGGTTCAACAGCGGAAACCCTCGCAGATCAAATGACCATTCGCAGATTATGTTATGAAATTGAAAAATTAGAGGAGGAGACCCCCCCCACGGAAAGCCCGGAGGAGACTCTCGAAGAGACTCCCGTGGAAACCCCTGAGGTGACTCCCGGGGTGACTCCCGAGGAACAAAAAAAAGAAAAGCCTAAGAGTTTTTGGTCGAGACTTGCGCTTGACACTTCGTCCGATGAGGAATAGATAAAGTCTTTAAGACTTGAATAAACAATGGACCAGTGGGTTGTCCCAAAGGCGCCCGGGACACACACATTGATGGATGGCGGTATCCTCTTCGTGTTAGACGAAGACATGGATGCATTTTTTCAGGTGTACATCGAACAACTGAAAAATCGCAAGCTATATGTTGTAGAGCAAAAAACAAATATATTCAAGTTTTTTGTCGATCTCGACTACAAGGCGCCTGAAAAGCTTTCAGATGCATTTTTACTAGAAATTTGTGAGAGGATACACGACTCACTTGGGCGCCCGGGGAGGTGTTGTATAGCTCGAACACAGCCCAGGCCTATGAAAGACTCTTTGATCAAGTCTGGTGTTCACATTCACTGGCCGGATTTAAAAGTGACAAAGCAGGATGCGATTTCAAAGCGTTCGAAGATTTTGCTCGATCTTCCCGACGTGGATGGATTAAATTGGTCTGATATTATTGATTCGAGTGTCTATGGGGGGTCTGGACTTAGGATGCTGTGGTCCCACAAAAAGCCCTCTGGCGGCCCGTATGTTCCGTGGAGGATACTTGGTGGTGAATACTTTCCAAAAGAGCAGAGTGTCGAGATCCTTTCACTGTTTTCAATCAGGTGTTTAACAAATGAGAAAAAGACGGTTGACGAGGATTTGGAGGATATTCCGGCGTGCGAGCCTATAGAGGAGTTTATTCAGAGGTATCTCCCAGGTCAGCGGCGCTCGCAGGTGAAGAAGATTCAGCGTATGGAGGATGGGACGGATGCGTGGTACATTCAGACGGACTCGAAATACTGTGAGCGGATACGAGATGAGCACAGGTCGAATCATGTATGGTTTCTGTTGAACAAAGGGAGGGTCAGCCAGCGGTGTTTCAACGAGGAGTGCAAGGGGTTCGCTGGCTCAGAACATATTCTTCCTCCGAGTATAGTAGATGAGGTCGTTACTGTTGGTAGTCCTCCTAGTAGCAGTTTTATGGGTTGTCTCTCCGAAAGGAACACAAGGCCAGTTCCTGAAGTTCGAACAGGCGGTACATCCATACTCTGGGCTCGATCCGGCGAGCTGGCAACGATTCCTAAATAACATGTCACTTTTCAGAAACAAATTAGACTCGGACATTGACCTCTCCGCAAAGGCTCTTTACACTGCAGTCGAGAATGTAAGAGACATGGGTCTGGGAATACGCCACGCAGATGACACCGTCTATCAAGACAGACTAAACGATATCGCGGGAGAACTTGGATACGAAGGAGAACATGTTATAAATGAAATTGCATTGTCTAAAGGTGTTTATTTCTTCCCAAAGTACTTAAACGAGACAATCCAGGAATACCCAGAAGATGCAGCAGGATCAGCCTTTATCCACTCAACAGTCAGGTCCCACGGACAATGAGAATCGCACCAGAAGTGGGAGAATTTCAAAACCCCCAGTTCGCTACGAGCCGATTGAACAGGTGGAGGATGATTATGCACCGGAGGATTACGACACCGATGAAGATGATACAGATGATATTGACGATGAAGATGATGAGGAGTTTGATGATGAAGACGAGGAAGATGCAGATGAATATGGAAACTTAGATGGGTTTGTTGTTCCAGATAAAAACGAGAGTGATGAAGATGATAATGGACCACCCGTCGTTCCTGTCGTCAAAAAGCGAAGAATTGCCTGAAGCGAATGAGTGGCCGACAACAGCACCACCACCCGAGCCAGTATACAGGTCATCTTTGAACATTCAGAAAAAGGAGGATCCCATCGATAAACTCAAGAGCAACCCCGTCGTGCTTGGGATTCTTATTGGGATTGTGATTGGAATTATACTGACAAACATGCGTCCAGTTATTATTAACCCTACAAAGTAATTTTATAATTTAATATTAAGATGGGTACGCCAAATGTTGCCGCTGAAAAAGAGTACAACCGAGTCAAAAGTCTTATTGCAAATATCAACAATGCGAACCGAGAGAATGAGAGGAGGCTTCGAGACTACCGCAACAGAATGTCTACAGTCAACCAGAGGATACCGGGTATACCGCGCGAAGTTGGTCACCGGCGGGCAAAAGAGAGGAATCGAATTCGACTTGCTATAAATAGTACACAAAACAATATTATCAAAAGATTGAATAAAGGTATTGATTTGTACAAAAGGTTAAATGCGGCAAGACTCGCTCTCCGTCAGAAGCACATGCTCGCCAACCCCACAGCCAATGCAGTCTATAACCAGATTGTCGCACAAGCAAAACAATATTTTTAATTATACAATAACATATGCAACTGCATTTCCCGATCTCGCGTCAACTCCTGTGAAGTTTCCAATTGGTCCAGTTCTATTTTTTGTCAAATCCTCTTGAAGAAACCCAACCCACGGATTCTCCCGAACCTGTGAGTTTGGCTCCATTTCCCTAAAAACATCATACTGATTGTCATACGCGTGAACAGACTGTGAAATCTGTGGGGGACACGACGTCTTTACACTCTTGACGGCAATATAAACAAGATATGAAACAAGACCTATTGCAAATAATGTAATTATTAACATATTTATATTGTATACTGAGAATAAAGTTACTCTTCCTTGACTGTGTCTAGGACCTGTTGGATCTTGGCCTCAGCCTCGATGCGGCGCTCCTCGATGATGGCCGCCACCTTGTCATCTGCAATCTTGACGAGTTCCTCGATTGTCTTGTCTGGAAACTCCTTTTTGAGGTCCTCGAGGATTTCCGCGGGGTGGGGAATTGGGGGAACATCTGGCTTTGTGTAGTACTTTGAGTTTTCGTCCGATGGGTCGATGTATGGAAACTCCCCGGGAAGAGGCTTGGCCACAGAGTCGCGCTTGCGCTTCTCAAACATAGCCGCGGCAGCCGCCTGATTCTCACGGTACTTGGTCATAATCTCCTCAAGTTTCTCATTCTGGTAGTGAACATCCTCAATCTGGTCACGATCGGGAGGAATCAGGAGCCACTTGTACATGTCTACAACATAAATGTCAACAATTGCATCCTCCTTCTGAAGACGCTTGGCGTGATTCGAAGCCTCGTCGCGGGTCGGAAAACACCCACGAATCTTCATGCCAAGCTTCTCATTCCGCTGTGGCTGGTCCGGGCCAACAAAGGAAATACAAGCAAACAGCTGTCCGGGAACAGTCAGGTAGTCCTGCTCAAGGGTAGCCATCTAACAGTACAAGACCAGGATTCTTTAAGTGTTTACCACCTAAAGAGAACAAGACCGAACAACCTAATGGAGGAACTACGCAGGCTGCATAACAAATGCAAACGGAATTTAATTTTGAATTGGGTAACCCCTGGGAGTCATGTTCTTGACTGTGGTTGTGGAAGAGGAGGTGACATCCACAAGTGGAATTCCATTCCAAAATTGAAAATTACTGCAGTAGACCCCGATGAAGCCTCGCTCACAGAGGCCCAGAACAGGGCCATAGAGTCAAAGGTGGGCGTATGGTTCCTCCCACCAGGAGATATCCATATGGGGTCCAAGTGGGGACCTTACGACGTCGTGTGCTACAACTTTTCACTACACTACATATTCGAAACACCCGAAATATACTCGAGTTCTGTACTTGCAATTTCCAGATCTGTAAAGACTGGTGGTAAACTGATCGGGATTACACCCGATAAGACAAGGGTACTTTCAGTTTTGAATTCTAAAACAAAATTTGTAGACAGACTGGGGAACAGTATCGAGCTGCGTGGAGACAGGCTGATGGTCAACCTAACCGGTGGGCCGTTTTATGCAGATGGTGGCAGAGAGGAACCAATTTTAGAACCGAACGTGCTCATTGATTCCCTTCAGAGTCGAGGGTTCAAGATGCTCGTGTGGGAACCAATGCTCCAGACCCCAAACGGACTTGTGTCAGATATTTACTCTCAATTTGTTTTTGTAAAGCAATACTAGATGAGTGGCTATGGACTCTTGATACTGGGTGTTTTAGCGGCGGTGTTTGCCGATGTCGTGTCATTGACGAGTGATCCCCCCATGTTGTCAGAGATCAAGCGGAGATACAAGCTAATTCAAGGGGGACTTCCGCACGAGGACAGGTGGAAGCTAATTTGTAACAAAAATGCAATAATCACAGGCACTGACAAGCACAGTGGTATTGTTGGGTCGAATGTGAACAAGGGGTACGAAATCTATATCTGCCTGGATGGGGAGGATATAGAGTCGGCGATGTATGTTTTTCTGCACGAGCTCGCGCATTTGACTGTGACCGAGTACGATCACACCCAGCGTTTTTGGGACAACTTCAGGGACCTGCGTGTTATATGTACATCACTTGGTGTGTACAAACCCGTCGGTTTGAAAGAGTATTGTGGGGAAAGGGTGGAGGATGAGGCATCAACTGCGAAGTTGATCTAATTCACTTCACGACATATTGTTTAGCAAAAAAGAAAATGAGTGCGGCGATGAGAGCTGTAACAGCCATCCCCGTCATTGTGAGGTCACCCGCCTCATTCAGATAGTTTGGTATCATGGTGATGAGTTTAGTCTGCACTGGTTTGGAGAATGCAATTACAGCAACGACACCGGCGATAGCAGCCTGGAACTGCTCCTCTGTGAGGCCAAAAGGATTGTTTGACTTGGACTTTTTGCCTTCGCCAGAATCATCGCTTCGGTGGGTTGGTTTATTTCCATGTTGTGTCCGCGGTGGCCCCATCATCTCATCTTGGATCATCTGCCCTGGACCCGCCATCACCTCCTCAATTGGTGATGAAAAGTCTGCCATTTGAGATGTATCAACTTTATTTTCAGGCTCATTTCGGAGCAGTCCGGTGGGGACCCCCTCCTTTTTCTCTTCTGGGAGATCCTTAATCATATCAATCCCTGCATTTGGATCGTAACTTTGCATTCTACTCAGGACCTAGTTTTTTACTTTGTCTTTTTTACAACAATAGTGGGGGCTCCCCTTGCTCGTGGCGGGGCAGTTCCTGGTGTCGATGCGGTTTGGTGTCTAGGATTGTAGTGTCTCTGGTGGTACTGCCAAAAAGCAGGGCTCCCCACCTTGAAATTCCGGCGAATAGGTGCCTTATACCAAAAAACCATATCCTGAATCTTATTTGTTTTGCAAGTTGTGTCCAACACAAGACACTCGTAATTTTCAGTACATGCATCCATCACCTGACAAAATGAATCAAAACTGGGAAACATACCAAAAAAACACTTGTATAGATTTTCTCTATTTTGTTTCACATTGTCTCTGAGTACAAAAACATAGTCTGTGTTGGAGCGAATCATTGGTGTCATATCCATGACATATTGGGTTGTCATCATGAAGAATATGTTCCAGTGTCGTCCATTCATAAAAAGGTTTCTCATCACAGTGTCTCTCATGAATGCTCTGTCGTACATACAGTCATCCATCAAGATGAAGACGGGTGGGAGTCTTTCTTTTCCAACACGACCTGCAATTTTCTTTTGTCTTTCCATAATCTTTTCAATCCCTTCTCGGTTGTAATCGGAGTAGACAAAGAGGTCTGGTATGAATTGTTTATAGTGCCCGTTTCCATCCTCAGTTCCTGACATTGCAATACCTGCTGGGATGTTTTTCTTGTGCCAGAGGATGTCTGTGACGAGGGTCGACTTGCCCGTCCCTCTTTTTCCTATGAAAACACACACTTTGTCATCTCTCATCTTTGAGGGGTCGAACCTCTTGAGATTGAAACTCATTCCTGTATTTCACACTCAAAATATGGATTGGAAATGGACGCGGGGGAGTGTCCAGAAGAAAACCTTACAATCTAATAGATGTCGTCGGCTGGATATATTCAGCTGGCTGCAGTAGGACAGCAGGATGCTTTGCTCACAGGGACGCCGAGTGTAACCTATTTCCAGGGTATGTACTCCAGAAACACACCCTTTGTGCTCGAAGCGTATGATATACCCTTCAACGGAACCCAACAAGCCTTTGGAGCACAATCCATTTGTAAAATTCCCTTCAAGGGAGATATTGTCAGGGGAATGACTCTCAAGCTCAACATGCCTTACTTAAATAATCCTGGAAATGATTGGAACTGGTCAAACATTGCCAGTGAGTCTGGATTTTATCCCAAAATTACAATTGACGGAAGGTACATTCGTGCACCGACAACCGGCATCACCTACTACTCGACGAATTTACAATCTCAATTCCAAACCTCTCTTGGGTGGATGAATAACCCAGCCCTTCTACAGTACATTGTCAGCACAACAGTCGCCCCCGTGACGGGAACAAGCATAACAATCCCTTTTATCACTGGAAATGTACTCCCAAATTACAACATATTCCCAGGGTACATTGGCACAACAGGTGGAGTGGTTGGTAATATGACTGTATCAACTTTTACACCAACAAGTATCA